ACTGGATGAACTCGATGTCCCTGTCGTTGTGCCACACACTGATTGACACCCTGAAATGGAAAATGTGGCGATGAGGACTAGCAAGGAACGATACATCATAGGCATCTCCGGTTTTTAGTTGAGGGTCGGTAGCTGCTGCAGGATAACAGTGCACGCCTTCTTTCTGAAAAGTCACCCAGATTTTACGTTCTGCGGCATCTTTTCGACGTTCAATATTCTCGCGTTCGTTTTGGATCATAGGAATTTCTCACTGGTTGAATTTATGATAATGGAAATTTTCTCAGATGTCAAATGGACATTTCCAGATCGTCAAGTTTACCTTCATCGATTCCACTGTCATCACGACGAAAGTCCACGCAGGTCTCAGCAGGTGCACCCACTTCCTCAAACAAACTCTGGTAAGCGGTTATGGAATTTATGGTTTTCTTGCCAGTGGTGCCATTGGATCCTGGAATGTCCATCCAGAACTTGCTGTGCTCGTCAACCAGTGCTTCAGCACGAACTCGATCGCTGGTGGAAAAAATCTCATCCACTACCTGACGGAATGTGATGCGATCGAACTTTTCTCTGACCAGCATTCTGGGAACGATGCCCGAATCGTAACGACGATTGGCTTCCTGAACAGCATTGATATGACTCCAGACATTATGGCCCATTTGTAGAGCATAACTAAAGCTGTCCCAACTGGTTCGGCCGATTTTTCCAATCTTATTGAGATCTGGGACCACGTGATAGTGATCGGGATTCTGGAAATTGAACTTTTCGCCCTGCAACTCCTGATCAGTTTTTCTGATGCCATCCTTGTAGATGCAGACATCACTGATTTTTAGACGCCGACTCACTGGGCTTTCAGTAAAGTCCTCAAAGATCCCATCAGCTACTACGGCATCACCATAACGTCGCTGATCCACTGCATATTTTTTATCGTCCGCGCTGGCCATCATGCGATATACCCACTTGCGGCGATCTTCCACCTCAGTTCTCATGTATACCTGACCGTTGGCTGTGGCCAGGAACGGACTAGCACAGTCAAAACTGATGGTAAAGTTCTCATTGTGGTGCTGTCGAATTGCACGTTGGATATCTGTCATCAGGCAAGCCCATTCCAACTTGCTGGTACCCAAAACGTGTAGCCAGTCATGCTGACCGCGTTCCAACAGGCCGTCAAATTTCAGTGCCACCAATCTGCGCAGAGTCAGATGTACATCACATTTGTTCTGACCGCCCATGGCCCAGCCTTCAAACGGGGTTTCGTATTGCCGGGGGTCGCAGTACTTCTTCATGCGGTCGTACCAGTCATCAGACTGTGCATGAGTCTGCCCCTGTAGCACGTTCAGGAACTTGCAGTTACCATTGCGATTCCGCATGAAGTAATCGTTATTGATGTAGGTGCTGGTCACTGCATCGGCATAACTGTTGACTCCTGATGCCTGACGTCCTGGGGGATAATCACAGGTCCAGGCTGGAATATCCAGCACCATGCCTCGATCCATGTAGGCGTCCATCCAGGACAACACCTGCTCACGCTTGCGTTGTGCTCGGGGACAATTGATGTCCTTCCAGTCGGCTTCCCAGACCCCCTTGCCAATCTGAAATCCACCGGAATCTCCCACCACAAAACTTGTGGAACGATCCCGATTGCGTATCATATCCTCTTTGGGGCTGTCTCTATTGATGTCCAGATCAGCGTGGCCTGCACTATACAGGGCCCACTTATAGGGAAAATACGCCTGATCAGGATTGAGCCAGTTGAGTCCTTCGATACCATTTTCAAAATCTGCTGGTATACGGCTCTGAGGTACAAAATTGGAATCGTGACGCTGCTTGCCCACATATGTGGCATAGAAGCCGCTCAGAGCAGGCAAAAATATAGCATAATCCTTTTGTTTTGCGGTTAAGTTATCGCGATCAAAAGTCAACTTATTTCCTCTTTATTTAGAATGTCGACCATACGACCTGGTCGTATGGTCATTTTACTTGCTTTGTGCTGGCAGCAGGTAGTTGTAGGTTGCCAATCCAGTGTCCACAGTGATTTGTGCCACACCATCATCACTGAACTGGAAAGTCTTGTCCCCAGCTAGACTCAGAATTGAAATTACTGCTGCCACAGGCCAACTCCATTCCTTGGATAGTTTTCCACTGATGTTGTTCTGAAACACAAAATTACCAGCATGGCTGCTGTGATCCCCAAAATAAAACTTGAGATCTGTGCCTTCAGTCTTGGCAGTGAAAGTGGACTCTTCAGAGTTGGCACTGGCCTGGAACTTCAGGCGCTGGATGTTGGCAGCGGTGGGTTGAAATTCCACTGCCCAATTGATGGTTTTACGGCTAATTACACTCTTGACCTTTTCAGTAACCAGTTCCTGATTCATAAAGCGATAGGTATTATTAAAATCCTTGCTGGAGTTTTCAAAGTCCAGCCCCACCGGCACGATTTCATCATTTCGTTCCTGTGTGCCCAGTGTGATTTTGGCATCTTCCTTGTATTCTGGAATGTTAAGGATGGTATTGAGCTTGCCCAGATTGGGCATACCAAATGTGCCAATGAATTCTGGTACAGGATTATTGATCTTGCCCTGCAGGATAACTGATCTATCTTCAGCAATGGCTTCGATTTTGGTTTCGGATTCAGTGCCAGTGACCTTGATCAGATCAATGATGCCCAGGCCATAAGTGTTCTTGACAATGTCCAACAGATAATCACGCATAAAATTCTCCTATTTGTATCAGCATATACGGTTTATTTAGAAAAATCAACTGATTGAAATTATTTTTGGATAATTTCACCCAGAACAGGGTGTGCTTTGATGGTGCTCAGAACGCCAGGTTTGCGTATTTCAACCCAGGAAATGGATTCATTCCTGTCTTCCAGACCAATTATGTCAAATCCATGTTGGTGTATCAATTTGGTTAACAGTTTTTTAGGCATATAACTCATATATCCCTGTTCTACGTATCTGGCACAATGAAATCGTTCGGCATTGTTGTAACTAAACAGGCAAACCCCGCCGGGTCTCAAAACACTAAAAATTTCTTTCAGATACTGGTCCACGAGGTCCGTGGTCAGATAATTGAACACGTTCCAAGAAAAAACAAAACCAAATTGATTTTGCGGCAACATGTCCAGACTGGTTTCTTTGGTAATATAAGCTCGCAATCTGTTCTGGAATAATTCGTTAAATTTTCTTTTGGTGGAATCTAAAAATGCTTGATGTATGTCCACCAGATACAGTGGTTCATTTGCCACCAGGTATTCGGTCCAGATACCGTCGCCGGGACCAATTTCCAGACCCGGATACTTCCAGTTAGAATACTTCTGAATTAAGGCAACGATTTCCTGGCGAGTTTCTTCCAGCAATGGTAATTTTCTAGATTCTCTTTCAGTGATTTCATTGGTTCGATTAGTGGCAAAATGTCCATTTATTTTGTAACCTCTCTGGTGATAGTTGGCGGTTATCAAATCAATTTCCTGATCAACATCAGTGTTGATTTTTTCTATTTCACTATCTAAAAATTCCAATTTGGTACCGATTTCGTTAGCAACATCAGACATAGCCTTTAGGTTTTTTTCATAGACTGTTGACTCATAGTCAATGCTCTCAAACTGAGTTTTATAAGTGTTAGTCTCTGATTTCAATTTACTGGTGTTGAGTTTGGTATTGACTGAATTTTTTAAATCCACTAGTTCCGACAAAGACATCACCGTTTTTCTCAGATGTGAAAGATTGGTTAGATTAATTTTCCTATCGGTCATGATGGGATCATTGATGATTTCCACCAATTCCTGATAATTTTCATGTCCAGGCATCCACACAGCATGTTCTGCAAATCGGTTGATGCCGTTATCGTACCATTTGCCCCAATCAGTGACCTTCTGGAAGGCAATTTCATCAAATCCCAGAGCCTGGGTCAGCTTTACAAATCGGTGTATGTCACGAAAATTTGTGGTTTGTACTACAAAATTTGCAACAAGTTCCATGTCTGCATAATTTTTTTGCTTCCATTTGATGATATGCTCTGCACTTTCAATTAACTTGTTCCAGTTACCGCCCCTGCGTGTTAGAGAGTAGACCTCTGGGCTACCAGCATCAAAACTAATCTTAAATCTCATGACATTTTTATGAATGCCAGTCATCCGGTGCCAATGGTCCTTGGCCAGGATGCCATTGGTTACGATTTCAATTTCAGTGGTTCCACGCTTGCTGAGATCCAGTTTTTCCAGCATGTTGCGATAGACATGGCTGGCGAACGGGTCCCCATCACCGCTCAGTGTAAATTTTAAGAAATGATCGTGATCCTGAATCAGTTTTACCAGATGATCGCTGATCCGCATGCGTCGATCAAAGTCTTCGCCTCGATTATAGAAAATCATGTCCGTTCTGCAACTGGGGCAAGTCAGATTACAACTATCGTCGATGGCAAAAACAATCCAATTTATGGTGTCGGGTCTGTGATCAATACGTCCTTCCAGATTATTACTGGTAATTAAATGACAGGTCTTGTGATCACAGTATTTGTAGGTGCCGTCAATGATACTGGCTTGTATTTCTCTGGCTCGGGGACTCTGCACGATTGCTGTCAGACTGTCGAATTCCAGAATGTTTCCCACACTAATGGGCAACCAGGCCTGACAGACGCATACATAACAGTCTCCCCGACTGTCAATGGTCACTGTGTTAAATGGATGATAGCAGTATTTGCCTCGGAGTCCCAGATCTTTATCGAATGTCATTCGATGTCGTGTAAATCTATCCATATGATCAAAAACCACATCTGTGGTGGTTAATGGAGTCCTGGGCATGGATTCCAGATCAGTTACATTGACTAGTTCTATTTTTTTCATAGTTACTCGAAGCTAAAAAAATCATCAAAAGTGGTTTTGATTTGTGTGTTTTCCGAAATCTTCCAATCCAGCACGCCCAACAGGTTTTCCACCTTTTGGTCCACGATCGTGGATTCCATCTCACTGTCATCAAATGGCAAATCCTTAAACCACTGTGGTATATGCGTCTCGTCTGTGGGATATCCCACACTGGTGTATCCCAGGGGGTTATCTTTTAATTTGCACACAATGGTCTTCATGCCATCCACGATACTCATACTGTAGTTATCACCATGCATTCTGCGCAAATTATTCCAATTCATTGCTGCACGAACGTGGCCCGGCATATTGGCTTTGCCCAGTCGTTCTTCTTCACGGGTATATTTGGTTAGATTATTCACACGTTTGGGTGTTCCCTTCTCCCAGGCTGGTCTCTCAGTAAATGCCAGTTTAAATTCACGGACCTTTTCAATAATGCTGTCTCTGGTGGCGCCAGTCAGCACATCCAGCAGAACATCACTCAGGAAGTCCTGTACAACCTTGGGGGTATCTGAACGTTTCAGATCCAGGCCCATGGCTTTGAGTTTGCCGGGTTTGCTGTGAGTGTCCAGGCGCTTGCCTTCCAGATCATAGATCAGAACTGCGTAGCGTTTCTTCTTGATAAACAAGCCCTTGATGGCCACCAGTTCTCGGCCCCCCTTGATAAGTTCGCCCTGCCGGCGGGGAGTATGGAAGGCACGTTCACAAAATGCAGGGAAACTGTCATTGACCTGATCGGCAATGTTATCATACAGTGCCACTGCAAGATCTTTGTTCCATTCCATACGGCCCGCAGCAACATCGTCCTTAATAGCTGGCCAGACACTGAAATAGCACGAATCGGTGTCACCGTATATGATTGATTTGCCAGTATGATCATAACTGCCCATGATGCATTCGTTGATGTATGCATCCATGTGTCGGGCAATCACTCTGCCGGTCAGTGTGGTGCTCTGGCCAATGCGATGGTCAAAGAATCGACATCCGGGATTCAAAATAGCGCCATATAATGAGTTTAGATTAATTTTCTTAACCAACTGACGCTTGTCCCAGAATGCGATGTCTTCGGGTTCGGTTGCTTCTTTCTTCTTGGCCTGCATTTCCTTACGTTCTGCGTACCAGCGTTCCAGCAGGCCGGGCACAATGCCCTTGCGTTCGTTACTGAATATGGTGCCATTGGCACTGAGGATCCAGGGCTGATTGCTGTCGAAAACCAATCGCCAGACGTCAGCAGCACTGAGCACATCGCTGGTGCCGTTTTCCCAGTCAATGGTGAGCTCAGTGCCGGGTTCCATGTTCATCACAGCGGTGTATTCCAGACTACCAAATATACCTTCCCAGGCGTCGGCAAAACTGCTGCCGCTGGCAATTTTCTGATTGATGTAATGATCGGTCATGGTGGGCCTTAACTGTCCCACAATGGTTTCAGGACCCATGTTCAGCGCACGAATGGCACTGGGGTACAGTGAGTTGATGTCTATGGCTCCCACATAATCATGCATGCCCTGTTTGGGATAAGCCACATAGGCCCCAGCGGCCTGAGTGTCGCCCTGATCTTCTCGACCAGTTCGATTGGGCACCACCAGACCCAGCTGGTGTGCTTCGTTGATGATGGCCTGTTCAGTAACTGCCACAGCACCCATGGTGGTCTGCAGTAGTACAGTGTTGTCGTGTGCCAGTTCATTGGCCAGGTCCAGGAATCTTAACTTTTTATCCAATTTGGCCAACAGCATGGTGTCTTGCCGGTTATATTCGATAAACTTTTCAAAGTCTCGATTATACAACTGGTCCAGTGTGCCTTCATACTGAGTTTTACGCTCTTCTAATTCGTATTCACCAATGGCGTCCAGACTATAACTGTGGCGCTCTTCATAGGTGTACTTGCGATAGAGTTGCATGTAGTCCAGGTGCACACGCCCAATCAGATCAAATGTGAGTTGACTGGCACCAAATCGTTCAAATGTGCGTTCTTTGGGCATTTGTCCCCATAAACAAAACCGACGACAATCATCTTTGCTGAGCACACGTTTGGTACGCATGACCATGTAGGGAATATCGAAGCCTTCGGAGTTCCAGCCACTCAATATGTCAGCATCATCGATCAGATTCAGGAAGGTGTCCAATAGATCTTCTTCACGATCAAACAGGAAGCAATTGTCATATTTTCCAGCAATTTCTTCTGCAGTCTCCCAACTCAGGCTCTTGGGAGGTGTGGCCAAGGTCACAATCTTGTCCAGCCAATCAAAATAAATGGTAATGGCTGTTACTGGATTGAAAGGGTCTTCTGGTGGACTAAACCCCCTGACAGGATCAAAATCCACTTCAATATCGAAAAATGCTGTTTGTAGTCGGGGAGCAGTTTTGCCCAGATAGTTTTCTTCCAGACAGCGGAACACTGGATTGATGTCTGATTCCCAGATGCGTTTGCCTGAGTTGATTTTTAATTCTTTATGAAACTCTTTGCCCACTCGGGTGCTGAATCTGCTTACTGGGGTATCGTAGATGGTCCGGTGTTTGCCACGTGGGTCATCGTAATAGAGCACGTAATTGGCAGGGTATTCCTGATAGATTCGATTGCCATCAATTCTTTCAACCACATGGATTTGATCTTTGGCGCGATCAAAAAGTGCGTCGACATAACTCATTATTTCCTCTCTGACCATTTATGGCTGGTCGGCCTTTCTACATGCTCGTGTAGTGAGCGACACTTAACTATTATATAGTAGTCTGATAAAACCAACAATATCAATTGCAAAAAGAGTGATACTAGTGATCAATAACCCAAAACTTCCCCTGCTGATGGCAGAATAGATACTGATGCTTAATGCCGCAAAGAAAATGGGATAGACAATCAGCAGTGGGACATCAGGTATGGTTATGGCAAAAATCAGAGCAATTGCAAGATTGAGTGCCCAGTTAACGGTTTCCAATGCCAGTCTTAACGGGTTGCTTTTCCAATCCGCCTGAAGAAATTGTAAAGTTTTATTCCAGCTGTTATTCTTCATAAACATTTACTGGAGCCACAATATCCGAATACCCAAATTTTTTAGCATACTCGTTCAATGTTTTTCGATATTGAATAATGTCCGGTGACAGATAATTTTTTACAATTTGCTGGTATTCAGACTGATGTTGAAATTTATACTGATTAATGATCTTTCGAATATTTTGTTCAATGGGACTAGCCTGGTGCAAATACTGGGCGCTGGACATATCAATCTTGATGCCATTTTCATCGAACCACATTTGCGTAAGATCATTGGGTCCGTATTTTTTTCTCAGGTGGTTAAATGTTTGTATAGAATAATCAGTAAACGTGTGATCCAACGGTATCCAGTGAATTGGATAGTTCCAGACTGGACCAAGCATCATTGACATACTATATGTATGTGCGTCGAAGACACCTGAAATTAATAATTTAGCAATATTGGGATTCGAATAATCTATGTCTGAATTGGCAAGTAAAAAGGTTGACAACCCTTTGGTGTGTCGAACTTCAGGGTCTTGAATAAGTCCCCATAGAATCATATTTTTCAGATCAAGATCATTGGCAAATAAATCCCGCCGTTGCCACCCATTATCAGACAACAACTTGTTATAAGTCGTACTGGCATTTTTGGGTATCTGTATGTAACAAAACTGATCTTTGATGTAACAAAACATCAGACAGTTCTGCCCACAGTTTCCAGAATATCTTGTAGTGTTTCGTGATCCTGATGGGTTTCAGTAAACTTGGATTTTTGTGCAATCTTGATGGCTTTTTTAAGGATGGCTGGTTTGACTTCCAGTTCTTCGGCCACTGCCTTGATGGTATCATTCAATCCACCGGTCAGATCTTCGATTTCGGTCAAGACTGCGATACCTTCATTGACTAGTTGGGTGAGTTTGGCCTTCTGTTCGGCCGAAAACATCTGTGACATAGAAATACTCCTTGAAAATTAAATTTTATACTGTGGTCGAATCTGTTGTCAACTGATCTGGATAATAAACATTGTAAATCTTTTTAATATCTAGTTCTGGATGATACTTTTGCACCTGCTCCAGACAAAAATGTATTTGTTCTGAATCTTGTGCAAAATTAACCGTATCCAATAGATGCAGATATTGTTTGAGCACAACACAGGTGGACTCATTGGATTTTTCCAATAACTGAATGCATTTATTTCTAAGTTCTTTTATCACTCCAACAGGAACAGCTTCTATTCCCAAATTTGTTTTTTCTGGCAAAACTACATTGGCAGATATCCCATAATGGGTGATATTTCCGTATCGATTTTCCAAATATTCCCAAAAATCTAAAACATGATGAAAGTTTAAAGATGTGATTGTGGTGATTACTACTATCTGTATTTTTTTACCAATGGTTTCCTGATCACGGGCCCAATTCATTAACTGATCTACATTTTTTTCGATATTTTCCCATTTACTGGGAGTGCGCTGAATATATGCAATGTCATCCATACCATCTAAACTTAGATTTAGCCAAATTTCATTAAATTGGCTCAGAGACTCTAACATTCGTTTATTAATATTGGTGCAATTGGTACTGGGCCACACAGTAAAATCTTCAGGGGCGTCAACAGACAAATGGTCAATAAACTCTAGGACTTGTGGTATCAGTGTGGGCTCTCCTCCAGTAAAAAAGATTCTTTTGAGTGTGGGTATATGATCTTTAAAGATTTCAGTCAGGGACTGAGTGACTGGCCAGTCAAAGTTTGTGCCGAACGGGAATTCAAAATGAACACCATCATTTAGCGGTGGAATTTTAACAAAATTAATTTCTTGTGGGGAATTGTGAAACTTAGAAAAGAATTTTTGATACTGGGTACTGAACCCAGGACTACACATCTTACATGCTAGATTGCATAAGTTACCGATCGATAACTGAAAGTCGAACGCCAGATCTTTTAGTTCTCCATTGTGACTTTTAGCATATTCAATTCTGTCACTGATAGAACTTATGGGAATTCTTTTTTCTGCGGCTTGCAATCTTACACTGGTTCCTTGGGTATTATCGGATGTTTCCAATTTCCAGCAATAATCACACACTTCAGGACGTTTGCCCTGGATCATTTCCATGCGTGTTTGCTTGAGTATTTCGCTATTCCAGGCTTCCTTCAGGGTATGTGTGGTCACATTATACACATTTCCATTGGGATCTCGATTGGCCCCGGCCCGTACTGCACAGCAAAATTTTATATCGCCATTGGGTTCAATGTCAGTGTGTGCGAATGCAAACGAACAAAGTGTGTTACTCATTGGTTAGTATCTCATAAAATTCTGGAAAGATGTCGGCGTAAGATTGTTTACGTAGGTCATCATATTTATTGGTGTATTCCCAGAACTCTTGCATCAATTGTTGGGAGTTTTCATGATCCAGACTGATGAAATTGGCTATAACAGAAGCTTTTTCTCCCCATCCATCGATAAGATACTGGCTATTTTCAAGTTTATCAATGATTTTTTGCTTAACTGCTGGTGGAGCGATTCTCATGTTAAGATAATCGGGTCTGTGTACAAAATTGGTGCCGCAACTGATGCCAATTTCATGGAAAAACTTTAAGAATTCCGGTAGGTAATAGATATTTAATAAACTAACAGTTATGCATACTGAAAGCTCAATGCTGGGGTATTTTAGCGAAAGTGTCTGATATTTTTTTAAATTTTCCAGTAGAAGATCCCATTTTGCGGGATAGCGCATGTATTCAAATTTTTCTTCAATTCCGTCAATACTGATTCCCAATTCAACACGTTTGAATGATCCAAAGACCTCATTAAAATCGTCGTGCCAGATGGTGCCATTGGTGTTGACGTGTATTTGTTGATTTTTGGATGCACCAGTAAGGTAACTGTCCCTGAGTGTTTCCAGTAAGGGCTCAATTAACAGAGGTTCAGCACCGTACAGGTCGTAATAAATTATATTTTTATTCCATTGCTTGAGCACAGGCCAGAGATTAATATTCTCTGCGGCAAAACTATCTCTAATAGAATCGTATATTCTAACGTATTCTACAAAATTAATGTTATTTTTTGGTTTAATGGTTGCCTGATAGTGGTCACGATACCATTTGGAACTCACAAATGGGTTGCAATGCCTGCAACTGAGATTGCAGACGTTTCCGGGTTTGAACATGAACACTCTGGGCTGTGTTGTGTCAATTGTTACATTGGCAAATTTTTCATTGCTCAACTGTCGCATGCTAGTTCTGCCGGCAAGTTCTTCGTCCCAGCAGTCTCGACAATTGACATGTTGTTCTCCAGACAGCATGGAATCACGTATTTCTTGTCTGGTTGGGCTGCACCAACTTTCGTGTAAACTGTTGCGGTCTAACCGAAGAACTTGCCCATTAACGTCTTTAAGTTCCGTTCGACTCTGATTGCAGACAGTGGTATTGCCATTTGTCTGTGATGCCAGACCAATGTCAACCAACACACAATAATTATTATTGGCTTCGCAAGGCATTGTTTAATTCTGGAAAGACATCAGCTAGCCCGCCCACATCAGTGGCATATTTTGTTTCATATTCTTGGGTCCACTTCAAAAACTCACCGTCCATGCTTTGATCCAAAGACTCAGTTAACTCTTTTAACTGATTTTCAAAGAACGCCGTGTTCATACCTCGACTGAATTTATTCAAATGTGGTAAGTTTAAAACTCGATTAATTTCTTCTATGGCCAATTGTTTAATTCTGGGAGAAAAGTTTGTCACATTAAGATAGTTTGGGTTCCATAGTTTCTGCCAATGAATTTGTATATCAATTTCTTGTATAAACTCGTAGATTTCTACTAGATTTAACGCACTATAAATGCAATATACCGGCAATGCTGTTATTTGATGTCCGGGCAGAGATTTGACTATTTTTAAATTTTCAACAAGTGTTTTCCAATTGGCGCCATGACGAATATATTCAAATTTTGGCCCTACGGCCTCAAAACTGACTTTCCATCCCACATCCTTTTTGGATTGTAATCTTTGAAAGACCTGATTATTATCTAAATTGCTACTGAGGTTGGAAATTATGTCAATGTGTTTGTCGTCGGGTATATTATCCAATAGGTTTCGATTTTGCCTGGGCAACAGAGGTTCTCCCCCTACCAATAGCACAATTTCTAAATCCTGTCCGTTTCGTTTAATAAAATCCAGTACGTGATCATAATAGTGCCGTTCTAGAGACTCAATGGGGATTCCTTTGAGTCCTTGCCATCTAGTACTACTATCTTCTTTACAGTAAACACAGTTAAGATTACACAGGGCGTTCCATCGAATATCTATGTTTCTTAATACAAAGTCATTGGCAGAATTCAACAGTTCACTGGTAGTTGTGAACTGATCGTAGTAGTTTCTCAAACTGTAACTAGTGGCCTCTTCGTCTCGACGACAACCCTTGCAATACTCCACTGGCTGATTGTTGATTATACCTTGTTTGATTGCAATAACTTCGGGTTTGGTCAGTATTTCATCAATGGTGTTTTCATTGAGATTGCCCCAGTAATGTGATCCAGCACAGCAACTTTTTACAGACCCGTCAGTTTCAATGAAAACTCCGGTCCAAGGACTTTTACAATAATTATTATTCACCAAGTTCTCCCAATTCTGTCCGGGCTTGAGCGAATTGATCAACCAGCCAGGGGAATAGATCTGACCATTTGGTTCCTCGTCTCCGATCCATTTCATTCATATATGTTTCTAACATCAGTATTTTCTTGGGATCTCGAGTGGTGTTCTCTATACTGATGGCAATGCCTTGCATGTAAGTCTTGAAGCTTCTCTGAAATTCAGTAAACCCTGGCATCAACTCCACCACACGCTGCATGTCTTCTGTAAACACCCCTGGACCAAACCACAGGGGATTCATTTGGGTGGGATCCAACACATGCATAAAACTTATACAGATGTGCTTGTTGACATCCACTCTGGGATCCGTTTTTTCTTCCACCAATTGCAACAATTTGTCCTGGAAGTCTTGAAATTTTTCTGGAGGTATTTTTAAGTTTTTTGCTGTGATCTTCATTAATCGATCATGATCCCAGGCATTGATTTTTTCAATAAGTTCTGGTAATGTCTTGATACTCAACGGGGTAATGGTTAAATTAACATTGAGTATGATCCATTCTTGCGGGGCCATGTATGCAAAATTCTTTTCCCATTCACTTAATTTCAAACCCCACCGTAAATATTCTGCTTGCGGCCCCCAACAGTCCAGACTGGCACTGATGTTTAGTGTTTTAATTTTACCAGTCTCCACCATGAGTTTGAGTCGATCTATATATTTTACAAATCTTCGATGTTCTATTTTGAGATTGGTCACAATGGTCAACATCAAATTGGGATTGGGATAATTTTCCCAGTGATCCAGCACCATGTCAAATTCTTCTTGAAAGAACGGTTCACCGCCCAGCATGCCAAAGTTCCAGATTTTATGGCCATGTTCACGCAACCAGGCAAACAACTTATCTCGCATGGCATAGTAACGTTCTCGATCTCTCTCCCAACTTGGGTTAACCAGAATGCCGTCTTCTTGAGCATTGAATCTGCGATTTTCCTCTTCCCACATGGTGCTAAAATGTGGACCACAATATAAACAGGCCATGTTACAGACATTGTTGAAGTAGACTTCCACAATTGTTGGTGTAATTTCAACTGCGTCGGGATTGCTTAATAGTTCAGGTGGTATCGCATTATCATGATTCTGTAAAACTCCACCCAGATTTTGTAATTGAACTATGCGATCGCTTACGCCCCCCTGATCTTCTATGTGCTTGCAATAGGTGCAACCATTGATGCCCCATTTGGTGGTTTCTGATTCTTCGGGCCAGCCACCTGCCAACATTCTGCGACGATCATCTAGTTTTTTTGGAAGATTATGAAAATCGTCAAAATTTTCAGCTGTGAAATGATTGTGCACTGTTCTGTGACAGCTGGCAGTGGTGCCACGATTCAGATAGATGGTGCTCCAGGACCATTTTAAATAGCAACTGGTGTCAGACTTAATAGGCCAGAATTTTTTGTATTCGTCATTCATTGATAATCTTTCGGTGTTTTAATGGTCAGTCCCAGCAAAACGCTGTAACGATCATAGTCAGATGCATTTCTTCCTTCGTGCCAGTTGCAGTAGTCATTAACGGCTAACCAACCATCACCATAATTGGTGGTCATGGTCATGGGATGACTCAACTGCCGATCTGAATAAAATGTTGTGGAAACATTGACATCATCGTGTTCGGTAAAATATATCATTCCTGCGGCCACCAGCCGTCGGTAATCATTGTGTGGTTCCAGATAAAAACCCGGTTTGTCCCACATGAATTCCACGTGCCAACAAGCCCAGTCCTTCATCTGCTCTTTGGGCATGGACCAGAGTCCGGTAAATGGATTTCCAAAATTGTACAGGCCATCCAAAGCTGCATTGTATACCTGATCTGATTGCAGATAATCTCGTATTTTTTGAACAGTGGGTGTTTTGATCTTGGGTAATTTGTAACGATAGTTCCAATTGGGATTTTCATGCCCCTTGGGAACATCAGCATTCCAACAGACCCAATCTTCTTTTTTAAGTTCCTGAATCAACTCCTGGTGGGGGATGTCCAGTGTAAAATCAACACCCAGAAGAAAATATCTCAGTGGAAAAAATTCAATATTCATCAGATATTTACTTTATTTGTGTGGCCACTGAGTTATTTTTCGCAGCCAGTCAACTGACTCTTGTAATTGTGGTTCTTGGACCGGTTCTGCAATCCCCTGGCCCTGACGTGTGGCCTGATACAGTGTCTGGCCCTGCACCTGTATATTGCTTCCTACTCCGGTTGCCCGCTCAAAGGCCTTTTCGTCGCCAGTGGCAGCAAATCGGCGAGCCAGTGTTCCACTGATGCCACTGATGTCCGTGGCATCAGGATCACGTGATCCACTGCTGACAAAATTCAGCACCACGTGTTCACGACCTTCGGGCCCAAATATATTATCAGCGGTGCGAACTGTGCCACTGTTCCAACTGTTCAGCAGTTTTTCTATACTGCCGGCGCCCGAGCCCAATCGGTCACTGCCAGCCACGAATGTCATGTTTCTAAATCCCCGGGCATACAACCAGTTGGCTGCTTGTATGGGCGTGGCCACAGGTTCGTCGACAATGTGTTGGCCCAGATCGGGGTATATTTTTCTAATAAATGCTGCTTTGACGGCAGGTGCCAGGGGATCGGTATCGGTGTTTTGTGTGTTGCTCAGGAAGATGTAGGCATTGCCCCCGCCCAGTTCCACTGTTTTGGCCATGACCAATCTGTGACCCAGCGTGGGTGGGTTCATACGACCGAAACAGAACACTGCTGCTGGCATGTCCTTTTTTCGAGCAATCTCTTCATCTGGCACTCGGTGTTTGGCAAAGTTGGCGCGACTGAATCCCAATCGGTCCACCAGTTTGAGTTTGCTTTCACCGCCGCCGAACACATAGCCTTCGTGTCTGGGCTCGCCGTCAATCACAGCCACCACCTCACTGCCCTGCATTTGTGTGTCAATCTGTTCTTTGACATGCAATTTCAGATCTGTGACAGCAGCCCACATGCTCCAGATGCCCAACAAACCCGGTGCTCCGCCGTCGGCCTGGTATAACCAGCCGTCGTTGTTTGCGCCCAGGAATTTTTGCTGCGCTGCTGGGTTCAGACGGGATTTTAAAAACTCCAGGAATCTGGGCACAATGTCTGTGGCAATGTCATCCTCTGCCAACATACTGGTGATGAACGGTCCCATGGCAGTCAGGATGCTCTTGCCGCGCATCTCAGTGAGATCGGCGATGAATTTATCCACTGCTCGGCGGTGTTGATCAATGATACCCTGTGTGCGAGCCAAAAAGTTTGCATTGACCAGAATTTTGGGTTGCTCTCGCATTTCTCCGGTCAGGAAGGTGATGCCCGCATGAGTTTTAAGACCTTTCAGCCCTGTCAGAGGTTCATCGGCCGCACCCAGTTCGGGTATAAATGTATGCACAGCGATTCCGCCCACGCTGCGTGAAATGTCCTGGCCCAGATCTCCCACAATGCTGACTCGATATTCCACAGTGTTGGGTTTGAATACGAAAAATCCATCAGATGTGGCTGGTGTGCCGGACCACATCAGATCACCCATCCAGTATTGATTTTTAACTGCCGGCACAATTCGCTCCAGCGCAGCTCGGAGCACACTTTCTTTTTCCCACAGATCCGAACGATCAGCACCACGGGCCTGATCATAATCTCGGATGGTTGTGAATTCCAGACGACCCTTGGCGACTTTGTCATACATGTGTTTGTCCATGAACACCAACTCACCACCAGTGTCTCGACCAAACACCACTGCAGGGAAACCATCCCATTTGATGCTCACAGTTTTGGCATCCTGACCCAGTCTGGCAATGGCTGACACAGCAAGTTGGGCGCCCTGAGCGCCCTGACTGATGATCAGGTCTTCGGGGTGATCAATGCCTTCGTTCAGTGGAGTTTTGTTGGGCGCAAAGAGTTCTTGTAATAGCATAATTGATATTTATCAATTTGTGCTGTCAGGAAAAACCTGGGCCAACTTTTCGGGATCCTGGCTGAGTGCTCGACGAATGCCAGAAATGCTGCTGAGATCTCGGGCAGTGGCCGCAGGGCCCAGTAGAATTTTTGCAATGTCATTTTTATTGATGGCCACCACTTGACCAGTGGCTCGGTCCACCAGCCCTCGGTCAGGACTGTATTGCAGACTGCCTTTTTCTTCACCAGTTCTAGGATCAATCTGAGTGGTTTTGCTGGCCAGTCGCACCAGTGTGGGGTAAACGTCGGTAAACAATTGACCACCGCGCATTTCAGGATCCTGACTGAAGTCATGAGCGTGTAATTCCCAGGCTGTCCGGGGGCGTAATATCAAATCCACACTAAAGATCTTACCATCAGCACCATATTCCACTGTCAGCGTGCCGGGGTCGGTGGGATAACCATTTTTTGTCATGTGTTGTGCCAGGGCCCACTTGCTGGCGGTCAGTGCCAATTTTTCCTGTCGTTCGGGACTGGCCATGACATTGGCAAATGCTCGGGCGCCCAGGGCCTGGGTGGCCTGATTATACTGCTCCAGATCCACAGGAAAGGCCTTTCTCAGATCATCAGGATCAATCATGATATCAATATCACCACTGCTGGCACGACCACCGCCACCGTAGGGATGTTCGGGATCGAAACTACCAGCTCCACCGGCTGCCCATCCGGCGGTGATGCCTGCTTGCTTTAGCAGGGGATCCAGAGCAGCTTTGGCCTTTTTAAAATCTTCTGGGTAGACTCGGGAAACTTCTATTCCCTGGCTGGCCAGACGTCGACCACTTTCTCTGACAAATTCTCTGGCTCTCATTTCTTTGCCTTGGCCCTGCCTGATTTCATATTGGCCATCCAGTGTGCCAGTTGACCTCGGCGTCCGCCTTGTTTGGCCACTTTGCGCAATGTGCTGACACTGGCTCGGGTGGGAACACCGTATCGTTTGCTGTCACCTTTGTCTTGTGGATTACGACCATCTTTAAAGTTTTCGTTTACGATCTGCTTGGCAAATTCCGTGGCATCAACTATATCCTGTTTGGTAAACTGTTTTAATTCGCCACGTGAGATCAACTGTTTGATGTCTGTGACTTCCAGGTCCACATACTGTGTGTCAATGCCTCCCGTGGTGTCGGGGCCCACCAACTGGTCCTCGTGGTCAAACCTGCCACGACAGTCGTATGCTGATCCATCAGGAGCGACAATATACACATGATCAACTCGATACTCATGATCTTCAGCTTCGTCATCGTCCCACCCTATGTGCGCTCGGATTTGCCAATCAGGGTGTAATAACTTTAATGCTATTGCCATGACATGACAATGTCCCGCCATGTAATCTTGGTGTTGCTGTTCAGACAGCTCTTGTTTCAATCGGGTCAATTTATAAGCCACCAAGTGAGTTTTGTCCACTCTGGTGACACCATAACCAACAGATTGTGCGTATCGCTGCACCAATCGGTCATAGAGTTTGATCCTACTGAGTTGGTCTTGTGTGCTATCGTCGTCTTCGTCACCTTTGACGGCTGCGAAGCTCAATCCCCGTGGTTGTTGTTTTTTGACGAACTCGGCAATGGCAGCCAGCACTGTGGCAAACACTCTGTGAGCATCACCCTGACCTGTGACTTGCTGGCTGTTGTTTCTGTAGAATTCCACTCGCCAATGATCATCTTCTCGTTCACTGAACATCACACTCAGATGGGTGCCATCGTCCAGAGTGGCCAGGGCATCCACATCACCGTATTCACTGTGTTCCCAGGTCAAAGGATAGGGTTGGTCAAATGTTTCTGACAGCTCTTGATGGTCTTTACCACACAGGGATTGCGTTCCATATTTTTGTGTGCCGGTAATGGCGCAACTAATTCTATCATACAGATACTTGTAGTGTGAGCTATCTGGACCTTGATATTTTTTAATAATCGACAGTGCTTGTTTTTGGAAATTGCGATTCATATCGCAATGTTGTGCCAACAACCAATAATTGTTCCAATCGTCATCAGTAAACTTATCGAAATCAAATTTTATTTTCATAAATTGATTTAATCTTTGTTTATCACCAAATATATCATCACTGGGTCTTTTTTTAAGTTGCGCATATAGTTTAGCCCCCTTGGACCAATCGCCCCCGGCCTGTGATTTTACAAATTGTTTATATTCGTTACGCTCGTCCTGATCCTGCGCAACCATTGATGATAGCGATTCATTTAACTGACCTTCTGCCACACCTTGCTGGCCCTGTGCCACTGCTACATATGCAGGACCTGTATACCCGTTGGGATACTTGACAAAATGTTGAATAGTTCGGTGCCAACCTTCTAATAGTTCATAACCTTTTGCGGTTTTTATTAGTAGCACTGGTTCCTTACGCACTCCGCCTTGTTGCTGTGCTAATGCGGCTTGGGTAGCGTGTCTTTCTTTATCTTTAGGAATACCCATACCTAAATCACTTGTGCCCCCGGCACGACCCATCAATCGTTGTTTGGTTATTGGATCAAACATATCCATTGTAAACTTCATAT